GCGCTTCGTATCGTTGCATTGCAAGATGTTGATGTTGCGGTTCGTCACCCTGAGTCTTTTGCATTAGGCGTTTAAATCTGAACACCCCCACTTATTGCTCGGAATGAGTGGGGTGCTTTTGGAGTGGATATGAAAGTTAAGTTTTTAAAGACAACGTGTTTTATGCGGCTAAAGTATCTCGCTGAACAAGTAGCAGATTTGCCTGCGGCAGATGCAGACGGGTTGGTGAAGAAAGGACTTTGCGTCAAGGTAGCAACGCCAAGGAAGAAAAAAGACTGATGGCACAGACGTGGCTTTCAGATGATGATTTGTCAGAGTTCTTGTCGACCGAAGCATTCGGTAGTGAAGCGACTTTCAAATCTAAAACGATCAATACCGTGTTCACGAATAATTACATTTCCATTACTGGCGGAACTGTGGATATTGAGGGAACATATCCGGTTGCGCTGTGTAGGCTTTCGGATGTTACGGGTGTGGCACACAATGATGTGCTGACCATTGACAGTAAAAATTATGTCGTGATCGGCATTCAGCCAAACAACAGCATTGGCACAGTTAAATTGGTTTTAAATGAGCCATGAGTCATCTTCGACAACAAATAAGAGAAGAAATAGCGACTACGCTGACGGGGTTAACAACCACTGGCGATAACGTGTTTATGAGTCGGGTGTATCCGATGGAGCAAGGCAAGTTGCCGGGCATCATTATTTATACCGTGGACGAGCGAACCATGCCCTCAACAACGGGCGCACACAGAACCATTGAAGCGACTCTCAATGTCGCTGTTGAATGTTACGCGATGGGTAATGCGATTGACAATTTATTAGACGGAGTGTGCTTAGAAATACAGCAGGCACTATCTGCAAACAGACAAATTAATTCTTTAGCAAAAAATAGTCAGTTAGATTCGACTGTTATCAATTTTGCTCAAGACAGCGAACAACCGGCAGGTTACGCGACCATGAGTTGGTCAGTGAACTATCGGTATAAAGAAAACAACCCAGAAATAGCGTTATGAGTGGGTTATCTATTTTTGCACAGGCAGTGGAGATTAAAGCCGAACCAATGCCGTTAACTAAACCTACTAACAAGGGGGATACATAATGGCTACATATACAGGTGACACTGGAACAATTAAGGTTGGGGTGGAAACTATTGGTGAGATCAAAAGTTGGTCATACGAAATTAGTGCCGCATCTATTGACACGACTGTAATGGGTGGTGACGGATGGGCATCTTTTAAGTCTGGTCAGAAAGCATGGACAGGCACAGCAGAATTATTGTTGGAAAAAGCTGACGCAGGACAACTTGAGTTAGGGGCAGGCGAAACCAAGTCTGGCGTAGAATTTTTGTTTGACGCTACTGACGCGACTTCGACAGCCGCTAAAGGCACAGCATTAATCGAAAGTGTTTCGGTCAGTTCAAGTACCGGGGAAATGGTCACACTGAGCGTTTCATTTAAGGGCAGCAGTGCGCTAGACACTAATTGGCAAGGGGTTTAACAGAATAACCTGCAACTAGGGGAAACCCGAAAGAATCAATGCCGAGGTGATTGGTTGCAGGTTTTTACTCGGCATACTCGGAGGAATAAAGAATGGGTTTAGGTGATGAGTTTTTAGAACGCGCATCGAAGCGTTATAAAGAAGAATTACAAGACAAAGAGAATTTCATCATTGTGCCGGAGTTAGGCGATTTGAAGTTTTTTTATCGACCGATGAACATCAAACAGCGCGATAAGATTTTCAAACTGATCAATGATGATAAATATAATGAAGCGTGTGCAGAAGCGATTATTATCAGAGCAAGAGATGTAGACGGTAAGCGCATGTTCCGCGAAGCACACAGGCAACAGTTTTTAACCGAAGTTCCGCCAAAGATTGTCGAGCGCATAGCCGGTGAGATGAATACTTTTGATAAAGATATTGACGATGAAAGTGAAGAAGCACGGACGGAATCGGGGGCAAGCCTAGCAAAAAAATCCTGAGCCACGATGATGGGTTATGGCTTGTTTTCGTGGTAGCAGAATTATTAGGAAAACCGGTGGGCGAGATTATGGAGTTGTCAGTTGCGGAAATGGTCGGTTGGTCGGCGTATCTACAAATTAAGCAGGAGTTAGCTAAAGATGGCAAGTAGCACAGAGCAAATCAATGTTCGTATCACCGGTCACGACAACACCGGTAGGGCATGGCAATCTGCTACGCGCCGGGTTAGAACCCATCAACGCCAAATGCAGGGTTACACCAGAGGGTTGCGTAATGCCAAGTTGCAAGCAGTTCAGCTTAACGCAGCTCTAGGGGCGATTCCTGCCGCCGGATTAGCCGGAGCCGCCGCAGGTTTTGGCTTGTTAGCAAAATCAGTATTTACTGCAAGTAGACGAATGGATGCTTTCATGAACTCCATGATTGCGTCAACCGGTTCTATTGGTGCGGCTAAGAAAGAAGTCGAGAAGATTAAAACTCTATCAGACCGACTTGGAATCAATTTTATTGCGACTGCTGACGCTTACAAGAAGTTTTCCATTGCCGCAAAAGAAACCGGAATGGAATTAAAAACATCGGACAGGGTGTTTAGTTCTGTAGCAACCGCCGCCGCCGCAATGGGGTTAAGTTCGGAAAATACGCGCTTAACGCTTAAGGCTTTAGAACAAATGTTAAGCAAAGCCAACGTACAAGCCGAGGAGTTAAGGGGTCAGCTTGGAGAGCATTTGCCGGGCGCTTTTCCAATGGCGGCAAAAGCTATGGGGCTGACAACTCGTGAGATGTCAAAGATGCTTGAGCAAGGGCAAATCCTTGCGGTTGATCTGTTGCCGAAATTAGCAACAGTTTTAAAAGATAAATTTGGAAGTATTGCGGTAAGGGCTTCAAAGCAAGCAGGTGCGTCATTTGAACGTATGAGAAACGAGTGGAATTATGCTCTTATTGCTTTTGGGAATACGGGTGCATTTGATCTGATGGCAGACGGTATCAAGATGGTTATAGGGTGGTTGCAGGATTTTCGTAAGGGTCTTGATACAAAATGGGTGCAGGATTTTGGCGAGTTTTTCGTTGATGTATTTAAGAGCATGCAGTTGATGATAAAAATTGTTAATGTTGGCATTGCAAAATACTTCGATTGGTGGACGAACGGACTAGCAAGTCTTGATAAAGCATTTGTGGATTTTATGAACAACGCCACTGATGCCGGTCTGACAGCCAGTGCAAAACTGGAGGTCATTGGGATAATGGCACACTCTAACTTTATTAAGGCTAGAGATGGAGCCATTGAATTTGCCAAGGGAATGCGCGAGGTTAGTGAAGAATATGATGAGATCATAGACAAGCAGGATATGTTGGAAGTGAAGCGTAAAGAAGCGCTTTTGTTCCCAGAAAAACCTGATGAGTTGTTCAAAAACTTTGATATGGCAACACCATCTATTGATGGGGTGCAAAAAGCCTTATTTACTCTCAACAAAGACATTGGAGATACCGATCAAAACATTGCTAGATTGGCAAATAGCTTTGCCACTAATTTAGGGCAAGGACTCGCCGAATCAATGGCGACAGGAAAAGCATCGTTTAAGGATTTTGCGAAATCTATTTTAATAGACATTACGGCTATGATCTTAAAGCTAACAATATTAAGAACCATTATGGCAGCACTTGGAATGGCTAAGGGTTTCTTTGCTCCTACACCAAATGATGGGACTGCAGTAACCCATGCTATATCAACACCTACTCCTATAAGTGAGATGTTTCAATTCCAGACACCACTTCAGGACTTGCCGTCTAGCACTGCCAATGTGGTAGAAGTGGCGCAGGAAATAACTGGCGTTGATCTTTATCAGCAGGGTAGTAGCGGTCGCAATAATGCAATGGGTAATGGTTTGATAGGCTCTGAGTCTGGTGTTGATCTTAGAAATAAAGTTATTGGTGGACGAGCAAAGGGCGGCTCAGTTTCAAGCCGCACACCATACATTGTCGGTGAGCGAGGTGCAGAGTTGTTTGTTCCAAGAACATCGGGAACGATTGTGCCAAATGATAAACTAGGTGCATCACAGCAGGATAATAGTTCGCTCAATGTCACATTCCAAATCAATGCCGTTGATACGCAAAGCGGCACAGCATTCTTGATGAAAAATCAGAAACACATTGTTGGAATGATTGACCAGGCATATCGCAAACAAGGTCGTACAGGAGTCACAGCATAATGCAGTTACCAGTGAATCCAAAGTTTAAATCACTGACGATCAAATCGCACACGCCAACGTTAATCTCGGAAACCCATTCGGGCAAGCGGCAAGTAAGGCAACGTGGTGGTCATCGGTGGCTAATCGAAGCTGAATATCCGCCAATGAGTAGAATTGAATTTGCGCCACTGTGGTCATTCATTGTTGCGCGGAAAGGACAGTATGAAACATTCACTTTCGTGCCGGGTAGTTA